TGACAACGGCCTGCTCTGCGGTCACCCCTACGTCTCCACCAAGCACATCAACTACACGTTGAACGGCGAGCAGGAGTACGTGAAGGACACCGACGAGTACATCGGCATCGGTCTCTTCCAGTACCTGCCCATCCAGCAGCACGGCCTCGTTCGTCAGACGGTTGACGCGACAAGTGCTCAGGTGGCCAAGCAGAACAAGACGGTCATCGTCTTCTCTACCGAGATCAGTATTACCGAGCTCTCTGGTAAGGTTAATGGCGCAAACGGCACTCCGCAGGCATTCATGCTGCTGAAGGTCGTGAACCCCAGCGCGTAAACTCTCTCGCTCGCTCAACTTCTGGGAATAGTTCCTTGGTGGCGGGTGACTCCGATGTAATAACAAAGGTTGACCCACCCGCCACTCCCCAGAGGGAGAGAAATCAGTAACAAAGTATTAACAAACATCACACCGAACAGATGAGCCTCGCAACAGATAGCATCTTCATTGCAGCCATTCAGAGCAACCCCGCGCTGATGGAACGGATTGGTGGCCGACTCTACGGCACCGCCATCCCGCTTCCAGACGAGGATGCCGACAACGTGCCGGTGCCTTACATCATCGTAACCTTCGACGGTCTGAACAATCAGAACGAGACGAAGGACGATGTATATGAGAGCAACGACGATACGGTAAACATCGGGGTGGAGGTGACAGGCGAGACGATCGACGACTTGCACGAACTGACACAGGCGGTGCGCGACACCATCCTGAGGTATTTCCGCGAGCACGAGACTGCTGTCAGCGACTACACCTTCTCTGCTGACGCTATCCAGTATGACTCATTGAAGCCGTGCTATTGGCAGACGCTCCGCTATCAGTGTGAAGTCTATAATTTGAACGACGATGAGCAAGACTAAGGAAGAAACACAGCAGCCCAGCGTCTATGACGACCTGCTGAAGAATGGCACCGCCATGCTCGAAGCACCAACCCGCGAGGCTCTGGCTGAAATGGTTGACAACATCCCTGCCGATGTGCGCTATGCCGTCGGTGCCGTGGGTCGCAAACAGGACGGCAGTGCCTACACACTCAGAGTTGACTTAATCAAAAATTAAAAGAATATGGCAACACTCAAAGGACAAAACTTTCGCATCTGTATTTACGACACCACAGCCGCTAAATACAAGGTGATTGGTATGGCGACGGGATGCACGGTAAATCTCACAAACAATACCGACGATGCCAGCCACAAAGATATTGTTGGAGCCGCTGCTATGCCGACGACTATCAGCAAATCGTGGTCAGTATCGTGCGATTCATTGAACGTGGCCGATGCCGCTGCGATGCTCACCGCCATCAAGTCGATGTCGCCCATGACGCTGATGTGGGACGAGACTTCGACATCAGACAACCAGACGCGCTCGAAGGCCACCTTCGCCCGCAAAGGATCTGCGTTCTTGAATGATGTCGTCTTTCAATTTGACGACAGAACGAATAGCACTAAGCAGCTCCAATTTACGGGTAGCGGACCGTTGCAGGCCGTTGGCAGCAGCGAGGCTACGGAGGTTATCTCTATCGGAAGCTACACCAAGGGTCAGTTCGTTCGCCTGTTCCTGGGCAGCGACAACACGGCAGCACCTTCAATGGTTATTGGGGCCGCAAAGACGCTCTCGCTGCATGTCAGCCTGACGATGGAAGACGCAACGACAAAGGACACTACTGGTGAATGGACCATCCAGGAGCCAACGGCTCTCAACTATGACATCTCGACGGGTGCTTTGATTCGCTCTGGCGACACCATCACGTCGCAGGTCGGTGGCAAGTCACTGGCAGACCTCGAAACCATCTACGAGGCTGGTACACCGGTGAAGTGGAAGATTGCGAACGTCGGTGGCGACAACAACCGAACGGCATCGAGCACGATTGTTAGTGGTTCTGTGGTTCTGACTCAGTTGACCATCAACGGTCCGAACAGGCAGAACGCCGACTACACTGCACAACTCAACGGCTACGGCGACTACACGGTGGCTGCGTAAACCTCTATCAGCCGTCCGCCTGTCTTTCCTCCTTTCATTGGTAAGCAGCGCGGGCGGTTTTTTTTCTTAATTAAAACAAAGGAATTATGACCACACAGAAGGAAATCACAATCAACGGCCAGCAGGTCAGGATGATCTACTGCGCAGCTACGGAGAACGGCTTCGAGGAAATCAGCCGTAAGAGTATCAATGTATTTTTGCCAATATTAGGCAAAGACGAAAACGGTGATACCATCATCAAGGAGGCGGCACCATGCACCATCGGCGACTGGTTGACGCTGGCAATGGCGGCTATCGTCGCAGCCTACACGAAGGACAGCAAGGAGGTGCCCGTTTCATCGGAATACATGCTCTACGAATCCACGCCACAAGAGCGCAACGACCTGATTACATCCATCGTGGAACTGCGTAACGAGTGGTACGGTGTGGCAAAGGTAGTAGAAGAGCAGCTGAAGCAGGAGGCAGAGCAGGCCGGTGTCAACGGCGGAAAGGCTGGATCAAAAAACGCCTGACCGCTCACGAACGCTATGCGAAGTTCGTGGGCGAAATCGGAACACCGCGAAGGGAATACCTCTATGAGCTCCGTTACATCGACCTGCTGATGATTGAGCGCGGCTACGACCGCCGACACCGGCACCCCTGGGCCATCGCACGTTGGATGACATACAACATCATGCAGGCTCAATGCGGTAGCAAGGCCATGCAAGAGGCAGGTATCAACTCCATTAATGACCTGCTGAAGTTTCCTTGGGACAGCGAGCCGGTAGCACCAATCACCGACGAAGAGCGCGATCAGATGCAAGCCGAGATGGATGCGATGAATGCACAACTCTCGAAGCCATCGCTGGAATAGAACTTGTTTTGTTGATACAAGATATTTTACTAACACCATGACCGGCTCCCGCAGCCATGCGCGAGCCGGTCTTTTTATGTAGGTAAACCCACGACAGCATATCGGGGGTTTATTGTATGGGAGTATATTCAAATAATCCAGACTATTGGAAAGGCAGGTCATCATCACGCAGCGTTGGCAGCAGTGAATCGTCGGAGAGTGCCGAGCTTTCTGGTTTCATCGAGAATCAGGAGAAGTTCGAGCACATGCTGACGTATGAGCCCAACTTTGACCGACACGTCAGAACACTCATCAAGAAACTACTCCAGGAGGCACGGAAGCATATCAGCCAAGACATAAAGAACTATATCAAGGAAGATCCACGCAAGTCTGCAAGAGCCGTGAAGCACGTCGTCTACAAGCAACTATTCGGCGGAAACGTGAGTATCTTGAAGAAGCGTAATGCGGGTGCAAAATACGACTTGATTAGGCAACATAAATTACAAACAGGACAGCGAGGCGGCAACCGTAGAACGAGGTATGAGAGTCGCAACAGACTTGATCAGTATTACGGTTCCGATCGTGGCTTCATCCTCAGATTCATATCTTCGGGCACCGTTGAGCGTGAATCTCGTTTCGGAAAGCGCGGCAGCATCAGGCAAACGGATATGTTCGGACACGTAGCCCCCTTCTACATGCAAAAGGCGGCTATGGATTTGGCAGCAAATATTAATGAATACATAAAACGAGTAGCAAATGGCTAATAGTGATATGCTTGTTCGCATCAAAGCGAACACCGACAATTATAACGCAGGCATCGCAAAGGCAAGTAGGACGCTTAACCAGTTTAAGCAAGAAAACCTGACAATGGGCGGTATCATCAACCAATCGACGAAATCGTTAGTGGCAGCTGCAGCGCAGTACGCCTCGTTTGCAGCCGTCATTGGTACGGTGGCAAGTGGATTTGCGGAAGCCACAAGCAAAGGTATTGCTATGGCCCGTGAGGCTGAGGGCGTATCAAAAGCCTTTGAGCGGCTGAACCAGCCAGGATTACTCGACAACTTGCGCGAAGCCACTCATAACACCGTGAACGACCTCGAACTGATGAAGCAGGCAGTGAAGTTCGATAACTTTAATCTGTCGATGGATCAGATGGGCACATTCCTCGCATTCGCTCAGCAGCAGGCCAAGGATACAGGTCAGGACGTCAACTATCTCGTTGACAGTATAGTCACCGGTCTTGGCCGTAAGTCGCTCCCCATCCTCGACAACCTCGGACTATCTGCCACCGACATCAAGAACAGAATGAAAGAGACTGGCGACATGACCACCGCCGTAGCGCAGATTATTGAGGAGCGCATGAAGAAGGCTGGCGACTATGTGGAGACAGCTTCCGACCGTGCAGCCCAGGCACAGACCAGACTTGAAAACGCAATGATGGAACTGGGTAATACATTCGGGCCAATCACAGAGAGCAGCGATAGTCTTTGGAACTCTATCAAAGTTGGGGCTATAAATGCGTTAAGTTACGTTGGTAATTTGATAAACTATCTTCACGAGGCCGGAAGAATAAGTAAAACCATCGGCAATATGAATGGCGGTGGTATGATGGAAAGGTTTGGAGACAACCTGCGCAATTCCAAAGACCCGTCAGCTCTTTACAGCAGACAGTTGGCAGCTATCAATCGTTCCATCAATGCTGCGGAGGCAAAACTTCAGCAAGCAGAGAAAGGTGGAATGGGTAGCATCCAGATATACCGCGAACGGGTTCAGGCTTTAAAAGAAGTTAAGAAACAATACGAAGACCTTTATAAAACCATTTCAAGTCCCGCAAAAAATCCTTTAATTCCATCAGATGATGACAATAAAAAAACAAAGAAAGGTGGCGGTAAGACCACACCAGAATACATCCCGCTTGAAGGTTCTATCGATGCGCAGACAAAGAAGGTGCAGGAGTTGCAAAAGGCTTGGCGTGCTGCTGCTGATGATGACAGTCGCAGACGCATCAAAGAGGAAATCGACGAACAGCAGTATGCTCTCGACCTGATGACCGGCAAGATCAAGCAGCGTCCGAAGATGGAGGCTGTGGATGTGGGTGTAGGTATCGCGCCATCGAGTGTAACCGATCCGTTCGCCAAAATGAAGGACATTCCGTTCGCCAAAATGAAGGACGATCTGCCCGCTGTCATTTCTCCCCTTCAGCAGTTGGAAGACCACCTGAAAGAACTCATCAAGCTACAGGAGGAGTTCGGCGGTATGTCTGAATCAGCATGGCAAATCTATCAGAAGGAAATCGAGAACACCAAGGGACAGATTGACAACTTCAAGAATGGTGGCAATGACGTGACAAAAGGCGGTAAGGAGGCCGCTGACTCTTGGAAGGCTGCTGCGAGTGCCATCAGTTCCGTTGGTGGTGCTTTGCAAAGCATCGAAGATCCAGCGGGACAGATTGCCGGTCTTGTGGCTCAGGCTATCGCAACAGTGGCACAGGCATACGCACAGGCCCTCTCGACCGACTGGAGTACAAAGTCGAATATCTGGGCCTTCATCGGTGCTGCTGCTGCGAGCACGGCATCCATGATTACCACTATATCAGCCATTCACTCCGCTACCGGCTACGCCCAAGGTGGTATCGTGAAGGGCAACAGCTACAGTGGTGACAATGTGCCTGCTTTGGTCGATGGCTCGCAGATGGTGGGGCTGAATGCCGGCGAGGTGGTGCTGACGAGAGCCATGCAGAGCAATCTCGCCGGACAACTCCAGAACGGTGGCAATAGGATTCAGGTGGTCGGCAGACTGAGCGGTGAGCAGTTGTTTTTGTGTGCAGAGCGATGGTCGAAGCGCACGGGAAAGGGCGAGTTCGTCACATGGAGATAGACAGAGTAACAGATTAACAGATATAGATATGGCAGTACTTGGTAATAACATATTCATAGCGACGGACGATGCCACGCTGTCGCCTGGCACGTCGAAGATCATCGCAGGCACACGGTCGAACACCATCAACACGGAGTGCGGCTCGATAGAAATCGCTTCAGCTGACGTCAAAGATCAGGAGTGGACCAATATTATTAAGGGCCGAAAATCTTGGTCGATGAGTGTCGGCTGGCTGCTGTTGGAGAATGCGGATGTGCAGAAAGTGCTGAAAGCGGGTACATTCGTGACCGTCTACGTGAAGGCCGGCACAACGCAGTTGCTGACAGGTAGGGCACTCATCACCAAGGCCGAACTGAACCTGAACCACGGCAACCTCGCCACTGGCTCGTTCTCGCTGAAAGGCTCCGGCGCGTTGTCGTAGTCGCAAAAAGTAAACCCCTGCGCCATAATTGTCGGTATTTAAAAGGCAGTTATGGCACATAATTATACTATATCATTTAGAAGTCTCAGGTCTGCAACGACAGATGCGCCGTATGTCGTCACCATCGGCGGCGGTACGGAAAGCACTATAGCTTTGAAGCCTGCTGCATCGCCGTTTGTCACGGAAGAGGGCGACGATGAGGATGTCTTCTGCCCTGTGCGCACGCAGACCGGCTATATCCGCATCGTGGACGATGGACTCGATGCCAACGGCAACGCTTTCGATTGGAAAGACCTCGTTCCGCTGACGGATACCGCTCGGCCCGTGACGCTCACGCAAGGCGGTAAGGTGTTGTGGCAGGGCTTCATGCAGTCGCAGAACTTCGGATCCACCCTGTACGGCAACCCGCAGGAGCGAGAGTACCCCATTCAATGCCCATTGGCTTCCGCAGCCGGTCAGGACATCGTGCTCGCCACACAGCCGGTGACCGAGATGAAAAACTTCGCCTACTATCTGAAGACCATCCTCGACTATATCGTTTCGGTGTCGAATGGTGCCATCAGCTTTGATTATGTGTATCTCCAGGGTGGTACGACGATGCAGAACAATATGCTCTGTCTGATTGACCCTCAGTGCTTCGTGGAACTCGACAAGGACGAAAACACTATATCTGCGAAATACAATAAATATGATGTATTGGAAGACATCTGTCGCTATTGGGGCCTGACCGCCCGCGTGCATGGCCAGAGCGTCTATCTCTGCGCACCTAACGACACCTCAACGTTTATCAAGATGTCCGCCAGCGGCACCAACAATGATCTTGAACGCATGGCAGGCGGTACGGCTGCTGGTACGTCGGTCAACGTCCAAAGCGTCACCATCAGAAACGTCTTCGCCTCGATGGACAACGACGTGACCCTCCAGCGCGGCTACTCCAAAGCCACTGTCAAGGGTGACGCTGGCAATGCAGATAAAGAAATCATTCAATGCTATCCGCAGTATATCATAGACCACATGACAGCCGCTCAAAGTGGTGATACGTGGGAAGCTGGCGGTGACAAGGCTTTCTGGTATGACAGGAAGGCCACGAGTATCGACGGTATCGATATGTCTGGCACAGCCTATGGCACAAGTCTCTTTGCGACTGGCTGGATTGTAGATTCATTCCCGTTTGATTTCAATTCAAACACCACAAACATCGTGCAGTGTAATGGAATATATAATGGTTCGGTAAAAGTTAGAATCGCCACCAAGTTTGAGCATAACTTTCAAGGTCTGTACTTTACGCTGAATGCAGAGACCATCTATGCGGGATATAAGATGGACTTCACCTCTGGAGACAATGAATACGGAGACAAGAAGATGTATGTGCGTCTCGGTATCGAGACAACACGCGGCGGAACCACGACTCGTAAATATTTTACGGGAGCAGGATGGAGCACTACTGAAACGGCCATTCAGGTGACTATCGGTAACAAAGGCAAAACGCTCTATTACCTCAACAGCATGTATGGAAGCGGATCGTATGAAAAGAATATCCCCGTGCCATTCGGTGCAGGCTATTTTGGCAAGCTCTTTGTGGAATTTCTCGGTACAGCTGACCCGATAGCTACCCTTCTTGTCTACGACTTCGCGCTGACTGACTTCACTATTGATATAGCATATCATGGCTCTCTGCCTCTCGTTGAATCGAAGAATGACAAGACGACGTATGAATATACGGCAGAGAACAATAATGCCTGTATCGAAGTGTGGAATGCCGA